CCTGACGCATCAATCCTCATCTTTTCAGTTACTAATGTGCTAGAAGCTCCTCCACTGTTTGTTGCAAAAGTTAACGCACTTGTAAACGCAGGGTCGCCTGCCGCAGTCTGATTAGCATGTCCTACCATCACTGCTTCGATTTTTGCATATTCTCGAATGGCAGTATTTCCGTAATCTTCGCCTTTAAAATCTATACCAACACCATAACCACCATATGGGTAATGTCCCGTTGCGTCTAAGGTTAATACAGTTTCTACTGTGTTTCTATTTCCACCACTTGGGTTTCCCACTTTTCTTACATGCAGGGGAGAGCTAGGAGCAGTTGTACCAATACCAACATTGCCGTCTGATTTTAATGTCATTCTAACTGCACTTGTTGTACCAGCATTTCTTCCTCTAAAATGAAGATCAGCAAGATAGTTAGCAGTCTGTTTTGCATACATAGACCAAACGCCTGCACCAGCAGTTTTTGATCTCATTACTATACCAGACTCAACACCTACAGTGTTTTGTCCATTTGTAATCTTAAGAAATGCTGGATGATCTTTACCATACATAGAATCACTATCAGCCCAGTTACTTGTACTCTCTCCAAAAATGTTTAGTCCACATTGTGGAGTACTTGCATTAATACCAACATTACCATTTGATTTTATAACAATATTTCTACCATGATCTCCATAGGCAATTTGTACAGTATCTTCGCTTTCGTCCCATCTAAACTCTGCTTTGGTTGTGCCTGAACTGCCATTTGTAATTTTGAAAATGCCATCATCACTTGAACCATTATCATCAGTGTCAGTTTGTAAGTTTAGAATATTGTAACTAGCACTTTTGAAGTTTGAACCTACACCTATAACATCAATACCATTGGTAGTTGTTTCTAACTTTTTATCATTATCCCAATATAGCTCAATGGCTCCGTTTTGTACTGCTCGAATTGCATTATCTGCACCACCGTTTGTTGCATTAGTTTGAAATAAAAATCCAGTCCTTGCTCTTTGTATAATTCTTCCACCTACATGATTTCTAATATATCCGTCTGTACCATCATAATAAATCTCTAAATCAGAACCACCGCCAAATTTGGCTTTGACATTATCACCATGTGACACATCGCCAGTTAGTGTGCCACCAGCAAGTGGCAGATATGAACTTACGCCTGTAGATATTTGGCTATTGACTTGTGCTTGTGTATATGTTTCAGTTTTTAAATAGTAAGCACTGTTTGTGAGCAGTTCATATATTTGTACATCAATTACATCACCACTTAGTAAATTGTAAGTAAAGTTTATACTTGTTCCGCTAGTTGCAACATAGTCATCACTCGAGCCTTCTACTTGCTTAACACCATTTCTAAATACAACTATATTTTGATTACCTGTTGTGGTGTAATTTAGTACATGTCCTGCTGTACCAGTACCAGTACCTACTCCGGTTGCTGTAAACTGTGTTCCTACGTTATTGTCTGCTGAACCAATACCTGTAAAGCTGGTGTTACCTGCACTTATAATTTCATATTTGTAACCTATTACAAAAGCACCTGCTGTTACTGTAATACTATCTTTACCACTCAAAGCATTGGTAGTACTAGCAATATCATAGGTATGATTTCTAAAAGTAGTATTAGCATCACTGGCTCCGCCACCACCACCACCGCCTCCGGCTGGTACAGCGTCTACAAATGCACTGCCTGTGTATACTTTTAATTTTGAATTTAAACTGTCAAAGAAGAAACTACCTTGTGCTGGAGTACCTGTATAACTGGTTCCGTATTGTACTGTGGCATTGTTTACACTACCTCTTAAACTACCTGCGGTCAGTGTACTTGCTTTTACTCTAGCATCAGTATAGTATAAATTACTTCCTTCACTGAGTGATCCTGTGTCTTTGGTTCCTAATCTTGTATCAAAGTCACTGTTGTGTCTTGCGGTTGTATAATATAAGTTACTTGAACCTTCACTGAGGTTATCTGAAGTAAGATTACTTAAACTACTCACTGTTCCTGTAACGTTTCCAGTTACATTTCCTTCGACATTTGCTAATAAAGTACCAGTTGTAATTGTTAAATTACCTGTACTTGCTCCGGTAAATGTTCCAGTACCAACAATAAATTTATCTGCACTTTCATCAAATCCTATAAATGCATTGGCTTCACTGCCTCGTTCAATTACAATACCACTGTCATTTGCAGGTGTACCGGAAGTTCCTGTGCCCAGTTCTATCAAAGCATCTTCAACTACTGTATTGGTTGTACTAATTGTAGTGGTTGTACCATTTACTGTCAGGTTTCCGCCAACTGTAATATTTCCACTGGTAACTATATTTGTTGTACTGCCGCCGCCTAAATATGTTTGAACTCTAGCATCAGTATAATATAAATTTGTGTTTTCTGTAATACCACTTGTGTTAAGTGTAATATTTTGACTTCCATCAAATGCTACCCCTGATATTGTTCTTGCATTCGCAAGTGTAGTTGCAGTATCAGCAACAATAGTTAAATTATTAATAAAGCTAGCGTTGACTCTAGCATCTATAGCACTGTTTGCTCTAGCAGTTGTATAATACAAGTTACTAGAACCTTCGCTTAATCCATCTGTATCTGTAGGACCACCAGCATCATCTGCTATTACCCAAGCACTACCATTGTATTTTAATATTTTGCCATTTGCCGCGCCTGAAGTATTAACATCTGATAATGCACCAATACTAGCCGCCGCTATTCTTGCGTCTGCTCTTGTGTTAGTATAATATAGATTACTACTGCCTTCTGTTATGTTGTCTGTAGTTTTTGCCGCCAAGTCTGTATTGAAACTACTGGTGGTATATCCTGCCGCTCCGGCAATAGTAAGTGTGCCGGCGGCATCATCATAGGTTGCTGTAATATTACTGCCACCAACAATTAATGCATTTACTCTGTCATCTACTCTCTCATTGGTAAAAAATAAATTTGTAGAACCTTCAGTAAGTTCATCTGTATTGTCTTGTGTTGATAGTTGGCTTGCTATATATGCTTTAACACTTTGCTGGCTCGGTACTTTAGTTGCACTGTCTGTTGCAAAGTTATCTTCATCTAGTAGATGATTGCTTATATCACTTACTGTTCCTGTAACATTTCCTACTAGATTAGTAGCCAAAGATTTATTCATTGCAAATGTATCACTAGCACTTACATATGTAAATGTAGCGTTAGCGCCATCTACAGTAAGTCCGGCACCATTTGCCGCCGCCGCAGATGCGGCTCCTTTTGCTACTGTAATATTGATATCATCAACATCTAATGTTGTACTGTTAATTGTAGTTGTACTACCATTTACAATTAAATTACCACCTACAGTAACATCGCCTGATGTAGTTATAGTTGCAAGGCTTCCACCACCTGCAAAAGTATTAACTCTTGCATCGGTGTAATATAAATTTGAACCTTCAGAAATTCCATCAGTGTTGAGATTTATATTTGTAATAGCACCTGTGCTATTGTTTACATCCAAACCACTAGCAAAGTTACCAAGTTCGAAATTTTTACTGAGAGCCATATGTATATCCTATCTGCTATACATATTTATACTAATTATGATGGCTTAGTGGGCCACGTAACTGAGCTTGGATCTAACATTCCATTTAATAGTTTTGGATCAGCTGACGCTGGTAAGTCTCTGAGTGCTTTGCGATAGTTTTTCCATGCTGTACTCATTGTTACATCACTGTTGCCCATCCAGTCAGTTTCTGCTAATCTGATATCACGTTCTGCTCTTAATAGCTTCATAGGTTGTGCGGCAGTTAGTGCATCTCGTTTGGCTACAACTGCTTCCCAAGTTGTACCCCAGTCTGATTCTTTGTTGCTTTCAATAGCTGAACCATTGGCATCTGCACCTGTAACTTTGGCATACATGGTTGCAAATTCAGCTTTACTAGTAGGTTCTCCTCTGAGTACCCATTCTTGAATGCCTAGTTCAGTTAATGCTTGTGCTATATCTGTCATTTATATATTCCTTTGTTATCTATATTTATCCTACTAGGTAACCATAAAATACTGTGTGGCCACTTCCGTTATCATCGTATATATTTCCGTTCCAATCTGAACTACTACTTCTACCTATAACTGTTTCTAAATAATCATTTTGAGCAACGTCAATTACATCTGTGAGAGCAAAAGTATGATACGAGTTGCCTGATCCCCATCCATCCGATATTGCTTCAGCCCCTTGCAATGATCGAGTAGGATAACTACTACCATTTTTTTTCACATAAACGGACATATATCTTGTTTCAGTATTAGCACTAGGATTGCCTACTACAAATCTAAGACCTACTAGATATTTGCCTGCCGTACTTATTGTTACTCTTGAGGTTGATGCACTACATCCTTGTGAAAAATCAACTTGTCTGTAAGTATGTACAGTAGAATTGTTTATAGGTGGAACTAATGTTGCTCCATTATATCCATTTAATCTCCAGCATGGTTGATTGCTATTCGTTACTGCACCGCCAAAAGCAGTAGCACCACTAGTTGCAATAGTCATTGCATTGGTTCCATTAGTATGCTGTAGCTGTTGAACTTTTAGTATGCTCATACTGCGATCTCCCACAAAGTAAATGTCCATCGGCTTGTTGGTGCGTATGTACCAGCATTATTTGGAAACCATAAAGACCCACCGCCTGGTTGTATTTGAAACATTGATTGAACTGCACTGGTTGTTCCGGCAGTGTAAGTAAACTCATATGAAGATTGCCAAGAAAGAGGTTCACCAGATGCTTGAATATACCCGTCGCCCCATATTGCTTTAATTCCGGTGTTGCCTCCAGTATTTTCAACTCGAACGCCGTAGTAAGCATTAGTACCACTTCTCCATACTGCTACTGTAGCTTGTCCAAGTATAGTACTTGTTGAAAACTTAGGAGTAATACTATTAATTACAACAGTATTTCCCCAAACATTTGCATTCGAATATTGAGTATTATTGCCTTTTGCTGACACACATTGTATAACGTGTCCTGGAATATGCACACCATGGTTAGAACTTTTTTCTATTAGATTATCAACATACAAAGTACTCATGGTGCAATCTCCGTAACACAAACGTATATAACTGTTCCACTATCAGCGGCGTTGTCATTGCGTCTTGTGCCGAAAGTTATGCTGTGTTGATTAACATCGCTTGCTCCAAAAAGTGCAACTTGGAGAGTCGTTCCAGCCGCTACGCTAGGACTAAACTGCTGACAGGTGCTGGGTTCACCGAAAGCATGGTATATGTAGTTGTAACTAGCAGATCCAGCAAGGGCATCAATAGCATAAAATGCATAGTTACCGTTGGAAAAAGAAACATTATGACGATTGGGTTGATAACCTCCAATACCTGTATAATCTGTAGAAGCTGAACTTACACTTCCGGACTTGTAACCTAATGCTAGTGCAACATCAGTATCACTATTACTAGTCATCGAAGTTAAAGTACCTATACCACAAAATGATTGAACTATAAATGTGCTATTTGTTACCTTGGTAGTTATAGCACAATCTAGTAATTTTACTGTAGCGTTTCCTTGAAGGACTACTCCGGTATTATTTTCTGCATTAACCATTTGTATTGGAGTGCCAGTAGGCATCGCTATGCTACCCGCTGAAGTCGCTCCTTGAATTGTATCTACTTTTAATATGCTTGCCATCTTATACTATTGTCCATGAGCTTCCGCTGGGTATTGTAACCGTTGCGTTTAATGTTATTGGTCCAGCCATCATACTATTGCTACTCGCTGGTATGTCTATATTACTACTTATCGTGTTGGGATTTGTTATTGCATCTTTTATATGTAAACTTGTGCCTGGAGTTAGTATACCAATACCAACATTTCCACCATCTCCCTGCAATGCTATGTTATATGAAGTATCATTATTAACTCTTACTCCTTGTATATTTAAATACCCACCTGTTGTTGTACCAATCTTTAATTCAAGATTATCCGCAGTATTTTGGAATGTACCAACATATTCGGCTGTCGTTCCGTGTGACACATCAAGTTTATAATCAGGAGTATTTGTACCAAAACCAACTCTGTCGTTTGCCGCATCTGCATAAACAAGGTTTTGGTCATTAAGACCTTCAATTCTAGTATATGAATTAATGCCTGATTCATTGATAACTAAACCGCCGTGTGCCCACCACAAGCGATTATAATTAACACCATCAATAAGCGACCAAAATTGCATTGCACCACGTTCTGCTCCTGCTGTGTTACCATAATTCATAGCTAAAACTTGAGCAAAAAGGTGTTTGTCACCATTGGAATTATTTCCATGAAAAAGAAGATTACCTAAATAATCGTAAGTGGCAGGGGTTGATGAATTTTTATATAAGTCTATGTCTGGTGCTGTTTGCGTACCATCAATTGTTGATTCTACTATTAAAGTAGAAACTGTGCTGTCATTCGTAATATAAACTTTGCCTGTACCATTTGGAGATAGATTAATATTTCCATTGCTATCTGTAGAACTTATAGTGTTTCCATCTAATTTTAAATTATCTATTTCTATGTTAGCAACATTTGTTATATTTTTTGTATTTGCATCCAAGTCTCCACCAAGCTGTGGAGTAGTATCTGCTACAACATCACCACCGCCTATAGTAATTGTTTTGGTTGCACCTGACCCCGTAGCTGTTACATTACTGCCAACAAAATTTAATGTAGTTGCCGCTGTGGATAATGCACTGCCTTCTTCTTGTACACTAATACCTGCGCCTATATCTTCATAAGAACTGCCATCATTTGTAAATTGCCATTTATCAGTAGTTTCATTCCATCTTAGAACTACATTTGTACCTGTACCTCTTTCAACTTCGATACCTGCATTTTGACTAGGTGTACCAGTTTCATCACTGTTAAGTTTGAGAATATTGTCGCCAATGTTTACTTCATTAGAATTTACTTGAGTAGTTGTACCATTAACTGTTAAGTCGCCTGCTATAACAACTGTGCCTGTGTTGTCGCCATGTGTCGCAGGATCGATTGTTAAACTGCTAGGACCTCTGATATATCCACCAGTGCTTATATTGTCTGCTGTTAATAAACCACTTACTGTAACGTTACTGCTAAATGTTCCACCATTGGCTTTGCTTACTGTATCTGTAGATTCAAATACATCAGTTGCTACAACACTTATTAAATCATTAGTAGCCGCCGCACTTGCAAGAACAATACTAGTTCCGTTTGTTGCTGTAAAATCTGCTTCTTCTAGTCTAGCACCATTAAAAAATACCTCGACATTTCCAACATTGTATGCTAGTATAGTGTTGTTACTATCTGCACCAGTGAATGTGGTTTGACTGCTGGTAGCAGTGTAGTTAAATTCTTGTTGTGCGTTTCGTATAACAACATTATCTGGACGATTACCTAAATATGGCATAGACTATTCCTTTGTTATACATATTTATGTTTAACTTGGCTTGGTAGGCCATACAACATCTGCTGTAGTTGTCGCTGTGGTTATATCTCTAAGTGCAGTTCTATAAGTTGCCCAAGGATCTTTAATATTGCTAGGAACGTCTGCACCTTGTGTCCAGTCACATTCAATTAACAATTTGTTTCTATACTCTCGCATTTGATCCCAAGTATCTAGTTCTCTGTGTTCTGTTATCATAGCATCTGTGATTTTATCACTACCAACTATTTCTTGTACGGTTTTTCCATAATCTTCATGTTCTGGAGGTACAGGAACTTCAAAACTTGGATCATAACTATATTCTACACCATCAATTAAGATTGGATGATATAACCAAGTTGCACTGTATTCAAATTGTTCGCTCATATTTTCTCTTTCTTTTAAACTTATGCATGTAATGCATATGAATTTATGGAACTCATAGTACTAGTTGTTGGATAAAACTCACTGTGTGCTATTTCTATTTTTACCATATAATATACATATGCTGGTATACTAATTGAAACATCAACAATTTCAGCACTACTATTACCAGGAGAGCCGCCGGGCAAATTAAGCGATAACCTGCCACTACCTGGTCCATTGTAAATATCTCTATAGTCTAGACCATAACTAGGACTATAGCTACCATCACTTCTACCATGTCCTAATAACCAATATTCACCTTGTGATGTTGTACTATAGTATGTTTGAAACAAAGTGATGTGTACACTACCATGACCCCAATAGTGTCTTCTGTATCTCAATAGATTATATGTTGTAGTGCTTGATCCTGCACCATATAATCTATAATGTATATTACTGCCTTGGCTGTCATTGTGTTGTACTCTTGACCAGTTATT